ATCGTCTGACGTATTTGGGTATTGAATACTGGGCTGACGGACGAACCAGGCTGCCAATCGAGAAGCGCAGAAAGATCATCAATCTAGTCAAGGCTGTGATATCAGGGACGGTAGCGAAGGTCAAGAAAATAAAGAGTCCTCGAGCGAAGGCCTCAGTGATATGTGGTCACGTTACCTCGTGTCTGAAATCTAGGATCAGGAGTGCCGCGATCATCGATTATTTCCTTGCTCACGTCGAAGATGAGGAGCAATTGAAGAGCATGGACAAACAAATCGCAGAGTTAATCATATCAGCTTCTACAGGCAGAAAATTTAAGCATGCGCATTTCAAGATAGTTCCTTATGGGTTATTAAGGCGTGCTGGTCTGTTAAGCCTGTTACATCGCAGCAGACTTCTGAGATCCAAGGAGATAAAGTTCAGCTTCTTAAGTCTATTCAATAAGCTAACCGTCCAAAGAATATTAAAATCTATAGAAATGAGAAGGCAACGTATTGAAAATATAAAGCTATTGAAGGCGGCTAGAAAGGCCAGACAATGAGATATCTTTCGGTCTGTTCGGGGATCGAGGCAGCTTCAGTCGCCTGGCGCGATCTTGGATGGTCGCCGGTCGGTTTTTCAGAGATCGAAGTCTTTCCCAGTGCGGTCCTGCAGCACTATCACCCGACCGTTAAGAACTTCGGCGACATGACTCAGTTCGAAGATTGGGATCTAGATGGTTTTGATCTCTTGGTCGGCGGCACACCATGCCAGTCGTTTAGTGTCAGTGGTCTCAGGGGAGGGTTAGATGATGCAAGAGGAAATTTGGCCCTCACTTATTGCAGAATATTGGAACGGTGGCGACCTCGTTGGCTGCTCTGGGAGAATGTACCAGGTGTCCTTACAAGCAACAACGGACGAGATTTTTACTGCCTCATCAGTGCGATGGCGGAACTCGGGTATGGGTTTTGCTACAGGGTGCTGGACGCAAAGCATTTCGGAGTCCCCCAGAATCGCCGTAGAGTCTTCGTCGTCGGATATCTTGGAGACCACAGACCCGCTGCCGAAGTACTTCTTGAGCCAGAAAGCATGCGTGGGCTTTATGAACAGGTTTCTCAAGTACCCGCTCGAAGAACAGCAGATGCCTCCACTGATGAGACAAGCTCTAGAGTCGTGCATTGTCGCAAAGTCAAAGACAACTGCTTTAGATCCGACGGCAAGTCTAGCACAATCGCAGCCAGAGACTACAAGTCCCCCAGAGACTTGATCATTCATGATGGCAGGCCGAGAAAGATGACGCCTCTAGAAGTAGAGCGGTTTATGGGCTTTCCTGACAATTACACAAAGGTCGCATATTCCAATTACTGTGTCGACAATCTGCCCGACAAGAGCCGTTATAAAGCATTGGGCAATTCAATGGCGGTTCCGGTAATGAGATGGATCGGTGAACGCATTAATCTTGTGAATTGGTCCAGGACTTTTTGATCTGATCTACGGCTTGAATCCGCTCTCCCAACCAGCGCATCACTGGTACTGCCATTGAATTGCCGAGGGCAGCATACCTGTAATTATCCGGCGCTGCGTCATGTGTCTTATATGGTATACGAGTATAGTTATCTGGGAACCCCTGTAGCCTTTCCCATTCGACTGGTGTCAAGTGCCTAACGGCATTTGCGTAAAGAGCAAATCCCTCTACTGGTCCTCCATTTTTTCTGTATCCGCTTCCTCTGTGTTTCCTAAGGCTTCCTGCGACGTTTTGGCTACCGACGGGATATTGGCCACGACCGTATTCCTCAGTGCCGTGCTGAAAGCTGGTCGTACGAGTCCATGTTTCTCCATCCTTTCTAGTAGCAGGCTGCAGCGTTCCGGGCTGAAAAAGTACCGCTGCGGCACATCGCCAGTCTCCAAGATATCCGACAACATAGACTCTTCTGCGTGATTGTGGTACTCCGAAGTAACGAGCGTCCAAGATTCGATAGGCGTACCCATACCCGAGTTGAGCCAAGGTTGAGAGGAAGCTGGCGAAATCTCTGTTACCGCCGCTGCTGAGAACACCTGCGACGTTTTCCCAGAGGAACCATCGCGGCCTGAACTTTCGAACAATTCCGAGATAGATAAGGGCCAGGTGACCACGCGGGTCATCCAGTCCAGCTCTCCTTCCGACAATGCTGAAGGATTGGCAGGGTGTGCCTGCGACGCTGAGGTCAAATTCGAGCTCTGGCCAGCTGGAGTATTCACTCATGTCTCCAAGGTTAGGCGTTTCTGGGTAATAATGGTTCAGTAAGTGGCAAGAATACGGCTCTATCTCAGAATATGCGGTGGCCTTAAATCCCAAAGGGTTCCAGGCTACAGTAGCAGCTTCGATGCCAGAGCATAGTGATAAGTATCGCATTCGGCCTCCGTAAATATATTATACGTGAGAAAGAGGAGCCGAATATGAACAAGTCATTTATCAACATGATTAATAAACTGTTTGAAGCGCGCCAAACCGCGCACAATGAACATCTGCGGACGAGAAAATATTCGGCCCACAAGGCACTACAAGGGTTTTACGAGGACATCAACGAATTCATTGATGAGATCGTGGAAGTCTATCAGGGCGAATTTGGGATCGTCGAGTTTGGCACTAATATTAAAGTGGCCGAGGTCGATATCATTCAGTACCTTGAAGGCGTTGCCAAAATGCTTAAGAGTGCGAATGCCGCCCTGAAAGACAGTCATTCGCACTATAAAAACATCCTCGATGAAATGACCGCCCTGACGTATCGGACGGTTTATAAACTCAAGTTCTTGGCTTAAGAGTTATTGGCCAGCACCGGTGCCAGCGTCAAAAACCGTTGCGCACCGAACTTGCTGCCGGTCGGTTTACCACTGCCGAGCGTCAGATTATTGACGACGCTCCCTATGTAAGTGGACAATCCTTCAGCTTCAGTGACGGATGTCTTGCCGGTCTCCAGTACCGGCGGGACTTGCACATACCCGTTCTTGATAGGATAGTGGCGGTGAATGTAGATCGTGTCGAATGACATGTTGCTGTCCTCCATTTCACGATATCTTTGTCCTTAGCTTTCAAAGATACTATACGGTAATCGTCGAGGATGTACATGCGCACTCTGCTGGACGAGACTTTCACAGGTCTCGACATCACTACCGAACAGCAGATTGTGACGGTCACGGTGACCGACAGGCATATATCACTATTGGTTCAGTTAGGCCTTACTGGCACGACCGGAGCCGGTGGTGAGTATGTTATCAATGTGATGGTTGACGATTACCTAATGGTTCCAGCGCGCAAGGTGTACGTGGAACCTAGTTACGACAAGTTGTTGTTTCAGAGCAGGGACTTGATGCTGTACAGAAACGGTGTCATGTCCATATCCGTCAAGGGACTGGCTGGAGACTCGGATGTCTCTGGTAGGGTGCTCATCTTGGAGACTAGTCCGGTCACCACTCAGGAGATGACAACTGCCATAGATGGCAGTGTGGACCAGTTGATTTCGTCGGTAAGCGATGCGATCGCAAGACTGACGATCAATGTCTCCGAAAAGGAGACGGTCTTAGGAGTGTGCCCAACACCGGTCTCGACAATTCAGCCGAATGTCATACCGCAACAGACCGTCGCCATGCCGAAATCCGCACAAGGAGGCGTAGTTCGTACACCAAAGTTCGAACGGTGACAGTCTGGGGTAAGCCATGGCTCAGATCAGAGCAGATCGCGTCAGAGAAACCACTAATACAGTTGGTACGTCCGACCTCGCCCTAAACGGTGCGGTAGCTGGATTTCGTAGCTTTAGCTCGGTGATGTCCGATGGTGACACGTGCTTTTATGCACTGGTGCATCAGACGGCACCGCAGTGGGAGGTCGGCCTAGCCACCTTGCAGAGCGGCACACTGCTGAGGACGCGAGTCGACGCATCAAGCAGTGCCGGTGCAAAAGTCTCTTTTTCCGGTGGCATGAAGGACGTATTCCTTTCTGTCACCGCAGTCGATCTTAACAGTATTGTAGGATTAGTAGGTGCGACCGGTGTCACCGGAGCTGGAGGACTGACCGGTGCAACTGGCGTTACTGGCACTGTTGGAGCTGTCGGTGCTACTGGTTTTACTGGCATCACTGGTTCAACCGGCGCTGGTGGTGCGACCGGTCAGACCGGTCAGACTGGGATCACTGGCCCTACTGGTAATACAGGTGTCACTGGTTCTACTGGCAGTACTGGCTCTACTGGTGGCACTGGTGCAACCGGACAGACAGGTGTCACTGGCCAGACTGGCGATACGGGCTCTACTGGGGTTACTGGCAACACTGGCGTTACCGGAGCGACTGGATCTACTGGAGCTGTTGGTGTTACTGGTAGTGTTGGTGGTACTGGTGCTACTGGTGTAACGGGACAGACTGGAGCGACGGGTGGAACAGGTGCAACTGGCAATACAGGCGTGTCCGGAGCTACCGGCTCAACTGGCGTTTCTGGTGCCACTGGCGTCACTGGTAGTACTGGTGCTACTGGCGGCACGGGTGTTACGGGATCGACAGGCAGCACTGGCAATACAGGTGTTACTGGTGCTACAGGGAGCACTGGTACTACTGGCACTACTGGCCAGACAGGAGCCACTGGTCAAACTGGCGTTACTGGTAGTTCTGGTAGCACAGGTCAGACTGGCGTCACTGGTATCACAGGCTCGACCGGATCAACCGGACAGACCGGTGTAACGGGATCGACGGGAGCTACAGGTCTAACAGGAGCGACTGGC